TAGCAACGAAGCTATTATCTCTAAAGAAGATGCTTACATCTACATTCCACAAAACGTTTACAGAGCTTACATTCGTTCTTTAGGTGGGTTTGGAGCATCAGGACTTGGAGCAGCAGGTTTCGAGGATAGAGGTTCTAACCAAACTATTGCACCAATGGTATTTGAAGGATTCAAGTTATTCGTAGCAAATGGATTACCTTCAAACAAGATGATTTTCGCAAGGTCTTCTAACTTATGGTTTGCAACAGGTCTTATGGATGACAGAACAGAGTTAAAAATAATCGACATGGAAGATATTGATTTGTCTCAAAACGTAAGATTAGGTATGAGATGGACTGCTGATGTAAACTACGGTATTCCAGAAGAAATCATCACATACGGAGTAAAGTAAGATAACAATAATAATAATCTTTAAGAAGGGTGGGTTCTGCCTACCCTTTTTTATTTAAAATAATATAATATGAGTTGTATATTAACATCAGGTAGATTAAAGCCTTGTAAAGATGCTATTGGAGGTATCAGAAAATTATACTTCGTTGATTTTGGAGTCTTAGGAGATGTAACAATAACAGACGATGAAGTAACAGAAATCAGTGGTACTTTTGACTATTACGAGTACGATGTAAAAGGTAATTCAGACCTTACACAGACTGTAAATTCTTCTAACGAGAATGGAACTACTTTCTATGAACAAGTGGTAAATGCTACTTTTACAAAACTTACAAAAGAGGATAATAAAGAACTAAAGCTTATGGCTTACGGTAGACCTCATGTATTTGTAGAAGATTACAAAGGAAATGTAATGGTTGTAGGACTAGAGAATGGTGCTGACGTAACAGAAGGAACATCAGTAACAGGAAGAGCAATGGGAGACTTAAACGGTTATACATTAGCTTTAACAGGTAATGAGATAACTTACGCTAACTTTGTAGACCCTGCATTAAATGTTGGTGGATTCCTTGCCGCTATCTCAGGTGTAGCTACAGCAGGTACTCAAAGAGACCCCGGGGTTTCAGCATAGTAATAACATAGTGAATAATAAGAGGGGAGGTTAACGCTTCCCTTTTTTTTATGCTCGAAACATTGATATTTTGAATAGTTAATTATTTATATGAAAGTATTAACAACATCTACAGGAGAACAAGTAATAAAATTCATACCAAGACATGATGTTTTTGCAGGTAGATTCTTACTATTTAACAAGAATACAAGAACAACTGAGGTTATAGAATCTGAGTTCAATATAGTTGACGGATATATAGAAGCAACTTCTGTATTTAATCTTTATGAGTCTTACAGATATAGTTTAACAGTAATATCAAACATACTTGAATTTCAAGAAGGTGTTGATGCTGATAACGGAACTCTTGAAGCAGCTAACTGTGTTGATACTTTTCTGTACGAAGATGGTAATGAATATTATGTGATATACAGGGATATAATTCTTTGTACGGATCAACAAGAGTATGATAAATACGATATACAAAAAGGAGATTACGTACAAGCAGATACTTCTGATAACGGTTACGTAGTAGTTAAAGACTAGATATGAGTAGAAGAAATAAACCAAAGCTTAAAGCTGATAACGGAAAGATTCATGTTGTTGAGATGAACTCTCATACAAGACCAGAGGTTATTGAGAAGTACGGAGAAGATTGGATTGATTATGGTGAGGATAATAATTACTACCAATATCTAATTGACAGATACAATGGAAGTGCTACAAACAATGCTGCTATAAACGGTATTGTTGAAATGATATATGGTAAAGGTTTAGCCGCTATAGATGGAGACGAAGGAGAAGAATTATCTTCTGAGCTTAAAGAACTATTTCCTAAAGAAGACTTAAGACGTGTTACAAACGACTTTTATACTCTTGGCGGAGGTGCTTATCAAATCGTCTATTCTAAGGGTGGTAAAAAAATCATGCCAACAACTCATATGCCTGTCGAGACATTAAGAGCAGAGAAGGCTGTAAATGGAGTTATAAAGGCTTATTACTATTCTCCTGATTGGAGCAAGGCTACAAGGTCAGGTAAAAACAAACCTAAGAGAATACCTGCATTTGGACACGGTAACAAGAAACAAGTAGAGATATTATTTATCAAACCTTATAAAGCAGGTTACTTCTATTACTCTCCTGTGTCTTATCAAGGAGGTGTTCAATATGCTGAACTAGAAGAAGAGATTGCAAACTATCACCTTAGTAACATACAGAATGGGTTATCTCCAAGTATGTTAATAAACTTCAATAACGGAGTTCCTAGCGAAGAAGATAGATTAGTAATAGAGAAAAGCATTAGAGATAAGTTTGGAGGAACTAGCAATAGCGGTAAGTTTATACTAGCATTTAATGACAGTAGAGAATTAGCAGCAAGTATAGAGCCTGTTATATTATCTGATGCCGCTGAACAATATCAATTCCTTGCTGATGAATCAAGAAACAAGCTTATGGTTTCTCATAGGATTGTATCAGGGATGATTGTTGGTATTAAAGAGCAAACTGGATTAGGTAATAATGCTGAGGAATTACAAACAGCATCTACACTTATGGATAATATTGTTATACGTCCATATCAAGTAACTATTCTTGATGCTCTTGAAAAAGTATTAGAGTATAATGGTCATGAGGACGTAGAGCTATATTTTAAAACCTTACAACCACTAGAGTTTACGAACCTAGAGAACGCTATAACAGAAGATGATGTAGAAATGGAGACAGGTAGTAAAGTTAGTAACGTAGACACAGGCAACGTAACAGAAGAAGATATATAATATGGCTAAAGCATTATTCATAAAACGTGACGATATCACAAGAAACACATCTTTATCAGGAAGTGTTGATTCTAATAAGTTCTTGCAGTATGTTCAGATAGCGCAAGAGATACATATACAAAATCTTATAGGTACGGACTTATACGAGAAGTTAGAGAGTCTTATTATAGATAATAATGGTGCATTACCAGACAGTGACTACAAGAGCCTTATAGACGACTATATAAAGCCTTTGCTTATTCAATTTGGTATGTGCGAGTATCTTTCGTTTGCAGCTTACAGTATTAGTAATGCGGGTGTGTACAAGCACTCTATAGAGACCTCTGAGGCAGCTTCAAAAGAAGAAATAGACCTACTTATCAGTAAGCATAAAACATACGCTGATTACTACTCTACAAGGCTTATAGATTATCTTTGTACAAACGGAACAAGAGAAAGATTTCCAGAGTACTACACAAACACAGAAAATGATATACACCCTGATAAACAAGTAACATACACTCCATGGAATCTAAGGTAAGAACATATAAACCGAAGTTAGAAAACGAACAGAAACTTAAAACGTTTCTTAAAAAAATAGAAAATGACAGCAATAAACGGATGGGGGAAAGCACACGTAAATAACGAAATAGGTTTCGGTGAAGGTAATCCTAATAACAGTATTTCTTGGGGTGGTATATACAATGACTCTTGGAGTGGAGACACGACATTAACAGGAATGTCAAAAGAAGCTTTAGAGTTTAAGGATATTGTTGAATCTGACGGAGGAACTGTTGAAGCGTTATATTGTGTATCTCAATCTTTAAATTAATATTATGAGTAAAATATTTGCATACAAACCAAGCGCTTACAAAGAAGGTAAGGCGTATTTAGTAATACCAAGCGGAGCTGATAAGTTCTATAGTTTTTCAAGACCTGCTGCTGCTGCTAGAATTAATCCTGACGGAGATATTGCAACCATGGCTATAAACGTTCCTAGAATAGATTATACTGATGGAGGCTGTCCTGTTTTGTTGCTGGAAGGCGAGGACACTAATTTGATTAAGTTTTCAAGAGATTTCAACGGACAAGGCTATTATAAATGGAGAGTGGTTTCTAATTATGGGGCTACTTTATCTCCTTTTGGAGAAATGGATGCTAGTATAATTGTTCCTGATACAGAAAACGCTAGTCATTTTATAGATTATATCGAAAAGATAACAATATCAGGTAAAGATGTGCCTTTGACTATTTACGCAAAAAAGAAAGATTATACTTGGTGCGGAATCAGACAAGGGGATGGAGGTAA